CCGGAGGAGTTCGACACAACAGCGTCACCGACAACGGTATATCAGAGACGCAATATCAAGAAAGCAACGAAAGAGGATGCTCTCGAATACCACATGCGGAAATACTGCGACACCGACGACCTCGAGGCGACAGAGTTCGGAAAGGAGAACGCCGTTGACGATTGAATTATCCCTGTTGCTCTCCGGAGTATCTGTTGCATTTGCAATCTTTTTCGGAATCTGTTCCAAGCAGAGAAATGAGAAAAAGGACACACAGGAAGATGCAGAACAGAGAGCAACAACCGACACAATGGTGATGGTGAAACTTGAGAACATTGCAGATGACCTCAAAGACATCAAGCGGGAATCGAGAGAGAACCGTGAGGAGATGAAAACATTGAGAGAGCGTGTTGTCATAGTGGAACAGTCACTCAAGAGTTATCACAAGAGACTGGACGGAGAACAACATTCCGACCGATAACAGGAGGGCAGGGAACAGGCAAGAATCAACCTCACAGAAAAGAGGCAATACATGAGAATGACAGAACAGGAACGACGCATCAGAATCCGGCATCTGAAAAGAATGTACCGGATAAGGGAGCGAAAAGAGAGACATGACAAAAAGGTGTCCGGTCTGTTCATGAAACGTGTTGTATTCACTTTGATTCTTGCAGCATTTATCTTTACAGTCGTGATGATATTTGTGTTTTTGCGGATGGGTTCAGAACCGTCGACACTGATTGAGAATGTATTCCGTTTTCTATCAGTCGAGGGCGGGGCGATGGCACTCATTAAGTCCGTGAAAACGGTCAAGGGAACAAAGTCAAACGGAGAAATACAACACAATGACGAGCCGGAGCAGAATGACGAGGAGGTACAAGGATGAAATACATCGTCGAGAATTGGTTTGTGATTGTGGGTCTGATTGCGGTATTAACAGCGGGAGGATATGCAGTATATGTTTTCGTGAAAATGCCGTCAGACAAGCAGTTGAACAAAGTTAGAGAATGGCTGCTCTATGCAGTCACAAAAGCAGAAAAGGAACTGGGAGGCGGTACAGGTCAAATCAAACTGCGATATGTATATGATATGTTCGTCGCACGGTTCACATGGCTTGCGAGAGTGATTTCGTTCGAGGCTTTTTCGATGATGGTCGACGAGGCACTTGAGAGAATGAAAAAGATGCTTGAGAGCAACAAAGCGATGCAGACGCTTGTGAGCGGTGAGGCAGGTGAAACGGTTGAAAAGGATATGTGATTTCGCAACCGGAAACATGCAAACAATCATGTTGATATATGCAATCGGTGCGGTCATCGTTTGGGTGGCGGTCAATATTTTCTTTTGGAAACTCTCTTTTGACATCGACAAAGAGATTCGGGAGGAAATGAGAGAGTACGGAGATTGCTATTCCGACACAGACGAGGCGAGGTTCGGAAAATGGGTGGCGAGAGTGACCGGATTCATTATTTCGATACCTGCTGCGTTGATGTGGTGGGGTACACCTCTAATCGTTGGAGGATTGATACTATATGACACGATACAAGAAAAGAATCCGGAATTATGCGGATTCACAGCAGAAGAATTTGACAAGGAGGAAAACAAATGATTTCAAATTGTGGACATGACGAAAACGGAAGATACTCCGGAGGAAAAGCCGGAGACCAAACAGGTACAGAGTGGCAGGTTATAAATTGGTATAGTAGACCGTGGAAATGCGTTCTCCGTCACCCGAACGCAAAAGTGAGAGCGATGATTGCGAGCATGGCAAAGGCAGCAGCAGTCAATAATAAAATCGGATATTGTCAGTCTCACAGGGGTACATTTTGGACGAATCTTGCAGATTCAAATTTCGACCCTGCACAGATTACAGTTGCATGTGAGGCAGACTGTTCATCCGGTGTCGCTGCAATCGTAAAGGGTGCAGGTTACAGACTGGGGATTGACGCACTGAAAAAGGTGAGTACGGCATGTTATACCGGAAACCTGCGAGCAGCACTCAAGGCAGCAGGATTCGAGGTACTGACAGAAAACAAATATCTGACATCGGATGCGTACTTGCTTGCGGGAGATATTCTGTTGAATGATGGTGCTCACACAGCAACAAACCTCACAGACGGTGCAAAGTCATCCGGAGCGGGAGCATCCAACACAACACCAGTCAAGAGCAACACAAAGGTTGATGTTGCATACGGATTCGACAAGAGCCTTGCAGGAACATACAAGGTGACTGCATCCGGATTGAATCTCCGTGCGGGAGCAGGAACAGGAAAGTCAATCCTTGCGGTGATGGAAAACGGTGAGAAAGTCCAGTGCTATGGATATTATAACGACTGCAACGGTGTGAAATGGTTGTATGTGGTTTATAAGAATATCGTCGGTTATGCATCAAGTAAATATTTGAGCAAATAGGAGGGATAATCATGTTATACTATTTAGGCAAAGGAACGGAGTTCAAAAAAGAGGACTGCAAAGAGTACAAGAAACTTGATGCAGCACTCAAGGCAGCAGCAAAGGACGAGAGCCTCGTCGTTTGGGATGAAACCGGAAAGGTCATCGGTTCACTCACGGATGATATTCCGGAGGGAGCGTTGCAGACAAATCCGGACGGCAGTGTCAACACATACGATGCGGACGGAAACAAGACCGGAACAGTAGACGCAGAGACGCTCAAGGAAATGACAACGGTCAATGACGATGTGAGCAAACTTGCAACCGGAGACAATGAGCAGGGAACACCGCAGGAGAACGCAGAGGATGACGAAAACGCCTCAAACGAGGATAAGGCGACAAATCCACCAACCGAACAGGAAAACGGCGAAAATGGGGCGAATACAGAGCCGGACAAGGCAACAGAGGAACAGCAGGAGGACAAGGTCATCATTCCGCAGGGAAAAATGAGGGTGACAGTCATTTGCGACGGTTCACTCAATATCAGACGTTCGGCAGCGTGGGGCAATGACAACATCTGCGGTCGTGCTATCAGAGGACAGTCATATTATGTGAAAGAGATTCATGTTGTAGACGGAAAGAAGATGGTCAGAACAATCGGCGACCTTTACCTCTCCGGAGAATCCGAGCATGTACAGTTCGAGCAGTTATAAAAAATAAGGACATAAAAAAGAGGACGACACCCATTTCCGGATGTCGTCCTTGTGTTATAATGAATTTATGAATGTGCTTGAAGTTTGGCAATCAATGCATCCTGCAAAACTTTTGAATAATTGATACCGTAATTTTCACATGCAGTATTAAGCCACGCAGGAATGCTCAAAGTTTTCTTGACTGCCTTGTCATTGTATGCACGGGCGTATTCGTCAAGGTTGACACAAATCAAATTGACAAGTGCTGCGTCCTCGTCTTTTTCGACTGCATCAATAGGAGTTGGAGCGGGGAGAACCTCACCATCACGCAAAGATGTGAACAAATACTGACCGCAAGCCTCTTGAGCCATTGCGAAAGCATCCGCAAGATTATCCCCGTATGTTGCTAAATCATTGAGGTCGGGGAATATAACAGAATATTTTCCGTCGTCCTCCGGATAAAAAACAGCAGGATAAATATAATTCATGATAACGCTCCTTTCTTTTAATGGGTGGCAGGTCTCATTTGAGACCCGCCTGTTTGAGTATGGAGTTGACAACCCTTTGAGGAATGTCGCCCCGATGATTTGGGATTGTAACTTTTCCCGTTTTGGTTGGATGCTTGTATTGATGATGTGAACCTCTCACATCTACCAGTTCCCAACCGTCATTGAGGACTATTTTTTCAATTTCTCGAAATCTCATTTGTATTGTTTCCTCCTTACAAGTATATAATAACACGTATAATACGTAATGTCAATAGAAAATACGTATTATACGTGAAAATATTCAAAATTATAAGAGATAAATAATAATAAAACAATGGAAAAGTGTTTGAGAGAATATGCGTAAAAGACGGGTAACTGACAAACAGTCAAAAAATGCCGTAAAATAGGCGTTCGGAGTTATCAAAGAGATAATTTTTCAAGAACGAAGATATCAAGAAAAGCCCATTTTTCAAGGGTTACAGAAGTTGTGGAATGCTGTCAGATGTGTTGGAATTTACATCGAATGCAACACATATGCAGCAGGTATGCAACAAAGATATTGATATGTATAGGACATTTTTCAGTAGAAACACTGGGGAATGTCCTTTCTTAATTTAAATTCTATTAATCGCATCTACAAGCTCCTTTATATCAAAGTGGGTATACACTTTTTCGGTGAGTGTAATTGCACCAGAGTGCCCCACAATCTTTTTGATAATCGTCTGGTTAATACCAGCTTCTGCTAACATTGAGATACATGTGTGTCTGCAACAGTGCGGTGTACGATTAATACCTAGCTGTTCCATCAATGGCTTGAAATAGCTATCGTAGTAGTTTCTGTATTCAAAATGTTTTCCATCTTCTGTATGAAGTAAATATTCACATTCAGGGCAGGATTCATACCAAGCCTTGTAATATGGCAGAATTTTGTCTGCTATTGGAACTTTTTTGATGCCATTTTCTGTTTTACTAAAGAGACAATCCAATGGGAGATTAAGGCTGGTAATAGGACGGGGACAGTTGAGCAGATGGATGCCAATGTCGAGACTATGGCTAGGGATTTGCAGGAGATATTGAGGATTGGCGCGGAGCAGGAGAGATTGTGGGAGGTGTATAGTAAATAATATTGGGAATGGGAAACAGCTATTTAAGTGTCGATGAAATATATATTATTATCGACGGTTAGGAAAATATAAGTTGAAAACATACCGATATCGTGATATCCTATATGAAGATTGTTATATAAAATGGAGAGGACTGTATGAGTGTAGAATATAGCAAACTATGGGATATATTAAAAAATAGAAATATGAAGAAAATTGAATTGCAAAAGGCTGCGAAGATAAGTGGTAATATATTAGCACGATTGGGTAATAATGAGTATGTTTCTATGGAGACAATAGAAAAGATATGTAGAACCTTAGATTGTTCTGCTGATGATATTTTGCAATTTAAATAGCGAGGATTCTCTATGAGAAAAATGATATTAAGTTTTAGCTTCGAATGGTATGAACAGTTAAAATCAGGGGAGAAAATATATGAGCATAGGAAAAGATTCTGTAAAGAGCCAGTGGAAGCATATATATATATTGGATTGCCATATAGACAATTGGTTGCGATTGTTGAATTGGGAAAACCTGAAAATATCGAAGATTGGCTTGAAAAATACAGCTATGATGAAGAAGCAGTTGAAAGGATAAAAGATTATCTTACTAGAAATAAAGTTGCTATGCCGATATTTTCTTTTCAAGAAATAGAACCAATTGATATGCGTAGGATGGAGAAAGATATTTCTGGCTTTAGAGTGCCTATATCATATATGTTTCTAGATGATAAACCAGAGTTATTGAAATATATTGATTTAAGGACTAAATACAAAAATAAAAGAATAGAACATGATTTTACGCATATATCATCTAAAGATATATGTGTATGCTGAAAGGATGATAAAATGATTGATAAAGTATATGTTCCACCAATAAAGATACAGGGAATAAAAACAAAAATTGTTCCTCTTATTTCAGAAGTTGCGTGGGTAGATGATAATATTACTTGGATTGAGCCTTTTATGGGGTCTGGTGTTGTTGGATTAAATTTAGCACCTAAGCACGCGGTTTTTGCTGATACAAATCCGCATACTATAGCATTATATAATGCCATACAGAGTGGAAAAATCACATCATATGATGTTAGAGAATTTTTGGAGAAGGAGGGAAAGAAATTAGAAGAAAAAGACGAAAAGCATTATTATTATATTAGAGATAGATTTAATGAAGAGCATAATCCACTTGATTTTTTGTTTTTGAATAGAAGTTGTTTTAATGGAATGATTCGATTTAATCGAAATTATCAATTCAATGTTCCATATGGACATAAACCGAAGAGATTTGCAAAGGCATATGTTACAAAGATAGTGAATCAGGTTAAACGACTGGAAGATATATTTCCAGATGTCGATTGGAAATTTAAGTGCCAATCTTTTGAACAGACAATAAGCGAAGCTGATACTCAATCTTTTATATATTGTGATCCACCATATATTGGAAGACATGTTGATTATTATGATAGTTGGGATGAGAATCACGAGGTTAGATTACATGATGTGCTAGTAGATTCCGGAGCTCATTTTATGTTATCTACATGGGACAAAAACAAGTATAGAAAAAATGAGTATATCGACACAGTTTGGAAAGAATGTTGGAAGGTAAATCAAGAACATTTTTATCATGTTGGGGCAAAGGAATCTAATAGGAATTCGATGTTGGAAGCGCTTTTAATGAATTATAATCCACAAAATGTTCCAGCAATGAAAAAAAATGAGGAGTCATATATCCAGATGTCTTTTTTGGATGAAGTGGCAAATGCTTAGCAATATACGAGGAGGAATGAAATGGGATTAGACTTTATAAGGTTATTTAACAAGAAGTTAGAAGAAAAAGATATTGATTGGGAAGTCAGTGCATTAGCATCTCCAGATGGAAAGCTGTTTTCACTTGGAAGTGATTCAAAACTTATTGGACGAATTTTCGAGTTGATTTCGTACAATATTTTACAAGAAATAGCAGATGAGAATGGACTGATTTTATATCCATCTCAACAGCAAACAGTATATCCAGATTTTACATTAATGAAAAGTGAAGCGGATACAGAAAAAATTGCTGTTGATATAAAGACTACATACAGAAAGTTTTTGAAGAATGGACAGCCATCGGGATATGTGTTTACATTAGGTTCTTTTGCTTCATATATGCGAGATGGGAAGAAAAATATTTCATTTCCATATGACCAATATGCAAAGCATTATGTAATTGGTTTTGTATATACTAGAAATGACAATGCTTCAGAAGGTCAAATGTTTGATATTAAGGATTTGGGTAAGTTGCCAGTGCCATACAAAGATGTAGAGGTATTTGTACAAGAAAAATATAAAATATCAGGTGATAAGCCAGGAAGTGGAAATACAGAAAATATCGGTTCTTTTAAAACAAATAGAATGGAATATTTAGTAAATGGAGAAGGTCCATTTTCCGGGTTAGGAATTGACATATATGAAGATTATTGGGCTGGATATAAGAAGTATAGAGGAGAGTTGACATATACTTCGTTAGATGGATATTTTGATGTTCAAGAAGAACAAGGAAATGACATTGCAAGATTAAAAAGAAATTATGAATATTGGAAAAAGACGCACAAATAATTTTCTATATAGATATACTACTGGTTAGATAGTGTATGCTATTAATTCCATGCTAATCGGGTATCAGTATTATACTGCAAAGTGTGTTTGGTTATGAACTAATAAAAAAGAGGGAGTTAAGCTCAATCAAAATTTGAAGATACTGATGTGAAAAAGATGATGTATAAATAATTAGGAGATGAGAAATATGAATGATGATGAACAGTGCCCTGTATGTGGTAGAAGAAGAATATTAAAGAAAGTATGCTATGATCCTAATTCGGTTTTTTACGAATGTCCAGTTTGTGGACAATATGAATATTCAATGGAGAATAGTACATATGAAGAATTAGATTATAATGAATTAGCACCATTTTTATTTTATGAGGGGTTTAGAAATAAGCAAGGCAGAGTAGAACACAGGTATTATTCTACAAAATCAAGAGAAAGTTGTGATACATATACAACAGAATTCAGAAATGGTAATAACATTGCTGGAATGCCGGTTCATATGGATCAAGATATTATTTCATTGTGGTTTCCAAAAAGTTTTTCTCAAAAAATAGATATGATTTTGCTTAAATTAAATGAATTGACAGATTTTGTTGGTCAGGACATAATGCTAGATGTTCCATCTTTTTTAAGTTGTATGTTTGTAAGAAGATTTAATCCGGATAGTGGGGAAAAATTAGATGATAAAGAATTAGTAAATCAAGCATTATATATGACGGCATATTTGTATGAAATAGGATATATTCAAGGGATAAATTGTGTAAATGGTGATGTCTCAAGCGAAGAGAGTTATTACGGAGGGATTTCAATTACTCCTAAGGGTTATGACAGAATAGATAAATTACAAAAAAATAGTGATGATGGAAAAGATGTATTGGTGGCAATGAGATTTGGGAATGAAACTAGTAAATTAAGAGAAGCAATTAGAAAAGGCGTTTTTGATGCAGGATATCATGCAGTATTTATTGACGAAGTTGAACACAATGGGTTTATAACACCAGAGTTATTAAACAGAATTAGTAAGAGTCGATTTGTTGTAGCTGATTTAACGCATAAAAATAATGGAGCCTACTTTGAAGAAGGATATGCAATGGGACTAGGGAAAAACGTAATTCAATTATGTAAAAAAGGTGTTGAATTACATTTTGATATAGCACAGGTCAATACGATTATGTGGGAAAAGGAAGATGATATTCCATTACGATTGAAGAACCGAATAGAAGCAACAATAAAGTAACCTATATAAGATAAATGATAAAGAGTGGGAGGAGTAAAAGAATTGAAAGAAATATTAAATACGTTATTGGTTTCATGCGTACCTGCTATTATTACAGGAATAATTTCTTATTTGACGGCAAATAAGAAAGTTAAAGCAGAAATTGCAACATTACAAGAAAGCAATAAGCATGAGATAGAAAAGCTAATGAAGCAACATGAGGTTGATATTGAATCATTAAAAGAAAAACATCAGCTTGAAACTGAGAAATGTGAGCAGGAGCATAAACATAAAATTGAAATAATGCAGATTGAACACAAAAATGCTCTTGAAAGCAACGAAAAACAGCAAAGTGATGCGGCAATGTTTAGTGTGATGACTGATATAATTAAGGAACCGCAAAAATTACAAGGATTACTGGAACTTGCCAATAATCCTATATTCAAAAATAAGTGAGGATAAACTTTTTTACACATTCCAATCCTCATCCATAGCATCAGCCCAAGCCTGCAACTCGCAATCAAGAGCAAGTGCAGCATACATAAGTGGATTATCAATTGCAAGGTTATCAATAAGCCTTTGTGAGTTAGGTGTAGTATGGAGATTCTTTTTAGCTTCAGCACAGGATAAGAATAGAAGTGTATTATCAGCAAAAGCAATGTCAATTCCATTCTTGTATTGGTTGTAGTAAGCAAAATGTATTTTCAT